AATCTAGCTGATGCTACGTAATATGATTGAGTAAAGGAATTTATAGAGCCTGAATGAGTATTTAGAGGACCCAAAGAACCACCACCAGATCCACCGGCTTCCAGATTGACTATACGTTGTATGACATCTGAGCCGTTGAATGTTAGTTTGGAACCACTAATATTAAGAGATCCAGTAAGTCCAATTGCATTTGATAGGGGTACTATCGATGCTTGTGTAGCACTTGCTGATCTAAAAATTAGCGAACCTGATAATTCACTTACAAATTTTGACATAGGTCTCTTTTACTCTTCTATTATGCTCTAAAAAACCTTTAAGATATTGCTTCTCTAAATAAATAGTAAGGTAACTATTACTTCTTAGCAATTTCCGATGTAAATTTCAAATTTGTCTTACCAGTATACTTTTTTGTATTAAAAGGCAAAGCGTTAACTGTATCGGTTACGATATGCCCAAGTAAGTTTATATTAAATTCTGTTCTCACCATACGTTCATTACCCTGAACTAACTCAGTTGATGTTGTATAGTTGTCTATCATTGCTCTAAATCTAAATTTAGAAGGGTCTCCCCAATAAGAATCAGAGGCAAAGTTAACACCTTCTATAATCTTATTATTCTGCTCCATATAATCAGTAAATACTACACAACTATATACTATATTAACGTAATCTGGTATAGCTACTGCGTAATATTCTTTTTCTGGTGTTCTATTATTAAGTATACCAAATCTATCGTATACATTTGACTTAGAAAACTTCTTTTCAAACACTCCAAAGTTGTGAGGATTGTTTCCATCAAGTTTATTTCCTAGTTGTCTATTCTTTTCTAAGCTATCTCTTCTAAAAGTAATTAAAGGTGCTTGCATCTTACCGTTTTTATCACGATAATACCCATCTTTCTGCATAGCTGCCCATCTTTCAGGAGAAGCATATACCAAAGGTACGTTTATTTGTTTACCATTCTGAGTTACTTGTGGTTTTAATACCTCATTAAAGTAATAGAAGATAGATTCATCGATATCTTTGATACCTACAGTATAATTCTGTACATTATCATTAGATCTTGCCGTTTGAAGCTCTCTATTTTGTAGATTGCTTTCGTTTGCGTTAATATCTGGTTTATTTCCTGCCATATCTTCTATCTAACTTCTGATATACCAACTCTATCAGCTCTAGTAAGGTGAGTATCTAATATTATAGATAAAGAACCTCCATATTGACCTCCATAGCTGGTTAAATTGTAATTATTATCTCTTCCTAGGAATAATCTATTCTCTCTTACAGTATCTACTTCATAAAAATCGTTCTGCCATTGAACTATATCTCCTACCTCTGGAAGTATACTAACATCTTCTAAATCTCTTCTAATAATAGCAAAAGAAGCTTCTCTTCCTAAATCAGGACCGAATTCTGCTATATCTATTACTTGATCTCCTCTAGTTATTAAACAATTAAGTTTAACAGCATTCCAGAATGACTTACTTAATGATTCTCCGTATAAATTAACTTCAGTATCTTCTAAACTTAGCTTATGATACAGTATTTCTTGTTCAACTAAGTCGTGAACAAGTTCTCTGTTAATATTAACGAGTAAATCAAAGTCTCTTGATGATCCAAATAACATTACTTCTCTTCTATTGTTTGTTCCCCTACTTCAGCTTTAATAATATCACTATATTTAGCTTTAGCATTGGATATTAGTGCGTCAAATGCCGCTATAGGCTCTTTTTGACTGATTATCTTTATTTTATACGTAGCAGACTTAGTATCTTGATCTTCACTAGCTACAGTTACCGTTGTAACACCAGGTAATGCTCTAATAGCATCAGAATATCCATTAGGACCATCTTCAGCAAAGGTAAATTTAACCATTGCTTCGAATGTCTTATACTGTATCTCTAATATTATATCTGATAGCTTCATTAACCTACGTATATAGTCATTGGAATTGATTTTAGAGTACTTTGAACATCTTCTGCCTCTTTAGCTTGTGCTTCTAACTGTGCTGACCTACCTGTTTGGTTTAACATCTCTCTTAAACTGGTCATTAACTCTACTTTTTCTGTTCTTGCGTCAGCTAAAAGGTCTGCTTGGTTAAGAGTTGCCTCAGAACCAGGTACTGGTACTACTTGATACTTACCTCTAATGTAAGCTAATAGTTCTTTTGCTAATGCTAACGTATATCTAAATATCCATTGACGTCCTACGCTGTTAATATGCGAATATGTAGGGTTATCGTAAGGTACTTCACCCACATTTGTGATTAAATTAGTACTATTGTTATAATTTATCTTACTTTTATCTTCATCTTTGTAATATTCAAAGAACATACTACCAGATCTTACTGGGACTGGGAATATCTTTAATTGATTATTAATAATTTCAAAAGAATAAGCTGATTTTCTTATTTGATCATTAAATTCAATAGCCTGTATCAATTGGACATCATAAGATGTAGGCATCATCATAAAGTTAATACCAGGACTCATTTGTCCAAACCCAAAACTACTCATTAATGACTGTACTCCTGTACCTGTACCAGCATAAGGGTCAAAATATCTTTGTATTGCTGGTGGAGATTCATAAAATACTCTTCTCACCTCAATACTACCTGAAATACCTTCTTTTGCTGCCCAAGCATCTAAATCATAGTTCTGTTGAGAACCAGTTATTGCTATTGAACCAGAATATTTAGTAACATTACCTCCAACTCCTGCTTCTGTACCATAATGTTGTGATATTTGTACAATACGATTTAAAGTAGGGTCAGTTAATTGGTTATTCATAGAACTTCCTGTAGAAGCTCCTTCTAAGTTCAAGTAATTTTCTCTTATCTTATAAGTAAATACTTCATTACCATAAGTAGTGATAGCTTCTTCAAAGCATGCGAAGAAAGAACCTGATTGTAATTCCACATCCATTAGCGGATATCCAAGTCTCTGTCCACAAAACTTAGCTACCTTTATAATATCTGTCTGGAACTCGGTATCATCATCGTAGAAACCAAAAGGTGTCATACCAGCGCTAAAAGTAGCAGTACCATTCCATGTTTGTATATTAGCCATTTAAATTGAGTTTATAATAAATAGTAACTAATCTCTGAAGGTTTTATATACCTCTAAGATAGGTGTTACTATTTCGTGTCTATGATTTCTTTCTAAAGTATGTACTTTAAAGCCTTCTACTTGTTCTTCTAATCTATTTAAGAAAGAAAATCCTGTATCTCTTTTATCTCTTAGATCTATTTGTGCCATATCTCCACAAATTACCATCTTAGATTCTTTACCTAGTCTACCAATAACAGTCTCCATCTGTCCGTGAGATACATTTTGTGCTTCATCTACTATAATAAAAGAATTAACAAACGTTCTACCTCTCATAAAAGCAAAAGGAACTATTTCAATTGAACCTTTATCAAGTTCTTTGCGTACTTTTACTTCATCATATAACATAAATAGATTGTGATAGATAGGTGCTAACCATGGATCCATCTTCTCTCTAATATCACCTGGTAAGAATCCTATATCTTCTTTAGCTACAGTTGGTCTTGATATAATTACTTTATCTACCCTTTTGGTAAATAACATATCTAATCCTACTTGAGCAGCTAATAAAGTCTTTCCCGAACCAGCCATACCTTTTAGCACAGTGATTGGGTTATTAATGATAAGATCTTTTGCTATTTTTTGTTCTTCATTTAACTGAACCTTAAATCTAATTGGTCTTTTTGGTCGTCTTTTTTCAACGTACACCGGATCGGTGTGTGGTTTGCTCGCCATAAATAACTTGATTAAGTTTATATGTTTATAAATAGCAAAAAAAAAGAGGCCCGAAGGCCTCTCTTTAATTTATTCTAAAAGAATTTCTTAGATCTGAGCTAAGTCAGAGATAAAGATTTTTCCGTAGAATTCTGGTCTGATCATCTTTTTAGCATATCTTGTCATCAAACCTTTTCTTGGAGTGAAAGATTCTGGATCGTATACTAAAGGAGTCATCATTAATGGTACGTAAGGAGCATATACAGCACCTGCTTCTAAGAATTGACTTCCTCTATATCCCATAAGGATTGTGTTTTCAGTCATGTAAGGA